ATGATGGTTTCTCCAGAAGAAATAGAGGACGAAACTCCAGAACAAGAAATGATGGAATATAAAGAAGATTTTTACAATATGAGTGTTGGTTCTATAAGAGCTATAATGAGAAATGCACAAAATATTCTAGAAAATCTTGAGAATCCACAGGTCAAAGAAAACTTGACAGAGAGCTGGTTACAGGGTAAAATAGCAATAACTGAGGACTACATGAGAACAATCCACGATTTTCTAATGTATGTCTCGGAGGCTGCCGATACTATTAAAGCAGCAGATAAGCCAGGATTATGGGAAAATATCCGAAAAAAAAAGGAAAGGGAAGGGAAAAAATATCGTCCCGCAAAACCAGGGGATAAAGACAGACCAGATCCAGAGGCTTGGAAAAAGGCTCAAAAGCCTAAAAAATAGATCATTGTGTAATTTTTGGACCAGGAATTTTTAAGGAACTAGGAGAGCATATGTCTGTACAAATTGAGGGCGTCGGTAAACAAAAGATTAAGTATAGAGATCATAACGAAGTAGATTTCTATTGTCTATCAGAATATATAACACTTGCTAAAAAATCTATTTCTAAATTCGCTAATACCTTTTATAATGGATTAGCAAGGAAAATGCTGAAAGACGAAGACGCTATTAGTAATGTAGCATATTGTCTAATGCTTGCAGATTGGAGATTTGACGAAGACTATCAAAATAAGAATAATAGGCAAAAGAAAACGAAATACTCATATCGTAATCAATGTGCTATCTGGGCTATTCAGAGTTATATCACAAAAAATTATAACACAAAAAATTCGTCCAAGAAGAAAGTTTATTCATTAGACTATAAGATTGATGAAGAAACTAATAGTACTTCATATGATTATATACCTGATTCAAAGAGCATAAATCCGCTAGAAAATATTCTACAAAAAGAAGAGAAAACAGAACTAAGGAATTTTCTAGAAAATCTATTTGAAGAAAACTCTCTGTCTAGAAAACAAAAAGAATATATTAAACTCTATTATTATGAAGATCATACTTTTGAAGAGATTGGCAAAAAGTTTGGATTAACAAGAGAAGCTATTAGACAATCAATCAAAAAGGCTCTCTTGAAGATTAAGGAGTCATCATATGTTTGATATTAATATTCATATTGTAATTTTTACAACAGATGTACAGAACAATAAAAAATATGTTTTGTCTACAAACAAGGATAATATTAATTTACCACAAATGAAAGTAGATCAACAAAAAAAAGAAAATATTGATCAATCCATATGTGAATTTATTAGACAAAAACATTTATTTCTGAGTGATTATGAAATTTTGCCTCAGTTTGTGTCTTTTCATTCTAAAGCTTTGTCTCAAGCAGAAAATAGCATAGATATGGTATATGGTAGTATTGTTCCTTTTGACTGCCAAAAGAATGATGAAAATTGCTATTGGTTAGAATTTAATATTGGGGAACTTGAAAATTCTGAAAAATCCTATTTAATGATGAATGTTATTAGGAGTTTAATATAATGTTTAATTTATTCAAAAAAAGTAAGACTGATATTCACACAAAATCTACAGATAATTTTAATATTAGTATGGAAGATAATACTATTTTATTCTGTGTGGACGACAGCGATGAATTAACCATCAAAATAAGTGCTCAAAACTTAAAGAAAAAAGATGCCAAAAAATTTGCTGAAGTTTTATGCTTTATAGAAAATGGTCTGTATAGATCAATGATCCTGAAAATGTTACAGGATATGGCTGCTGAAGACCCAGATCGACAAGAATTTATTAGTGAATTAATTTTGTTCTGGTCTGAATATATTGACACCTACAAAGATTTGACTTATAATAAAGAAGGACCAGTAGTTCCGCCAACAAAGTTTTCTATGTTGGTTCACCATTCGGAATCAAAATAATGCAAGAACCACTGATTGTATGGGAAAAATGGATAGATCCTTTTGGTCAGGCTTTAGAGGAAGCTAAATGGACAGATTATGAAAATGAAATAGATACTATTGATGATATAGAATATGTTGACGATGAAGAAATGGAAATGAAGCCCATTAAAGCAATTGCTACTCCAATGGGTATTATTCCATACAATGAACTGACAGCACCTTCTAGTCTTTTTAATTTTTGGGTAGGGCATACAAATTTCGATATTAACAAAAAAGTTGCCAATATAATCGACAAATCTGAAGGAGTGGAAATATTAGATATTTTTACTAGGTATCGTTTTAGGATTGGAATTGGAAAATGCTTTAATGACAGTGAAACTATGAAATTAATCAATGATAAAATCTATAGAGAATTTTAATGAATATTAAACATAGTGATACATTATCAGATTTTCATGACTATGGAGCAAATATAAAAACCAGAGAGGTCTTTTTACAAAATTATCCAGAAAATGGGGAAAATCCTGGCATTGAATACAGAGCAGCTAACAATTTCATTAAAAATATTCGTGCGTTAGACCTAGCTTCTAATAAAGATATTTTAGTTCACCTTTATAGCATTGGAGGAGAATGGAATGATTGTATGGCAATGTTTGATGCGGTCAAAAGTTGTTCATCAAATGTTGTAATGGTTTCTTATGCTCAAGCAGAATCCTCCAGTTCTATCATCCTACAATCTGCAACAACCAGAGTATTAATGCCTCGGTCTTATGTTATGGTTCATTATGGCAGTAGTGGTTATTCTGGTGAATATAATAATGTTCATAACTGGAGTGATTTTGAGAAAAAGTATGTAACAGAAACAATGATGGATATTTATGCTAGCAGATGTATGAAGGGGGCTTATTTCAAAGAAAAAAATTATAACACAGATCAAGTTAAAAAATATCTATATAGGCGATTTAAGCAAGGGGATTGGTATATGGACCCTGAAGATGCTGTACATTATGGATTTGCTGACGGTGTATTAGGAAGTAGAAAATATCCTAATATAAACTGTCTCGTAAATAACTAAGGTGGAACCCTTAATGTATGTTGATTTTGCCATCATTGACACAGACAACGAAGATAAAAAAGTTAAAGAAACCATATGTTCTGCTTTGAAATATAATATCAATAGCATAACAGTACCATATTATTTACTTAAATCTTGTAAACAAATACTAAAAAATTCTAAGGTAGATTTAAGTTGTTTAATAGATTTTCCCCTTGGTATTTCTGACAACAAAACAAGATGCTACGCTATAGAACAAGCAATCTCTTGTGGAGCAACTAGCGTCGATATTAGTATGCCCCAAAATTTAGCTGCTAATAGAAAATACGAAAAAATTAGAGAAGATATTAGAAATGTTAAAACAATATGTTCAAATAATATAATCATTAAGTATATTCTTGAATATAGATCTTTTGATCATAGATGTCTTAAAAAAATATGTTCTATATTTGATGACTATAAAATACAATTTGCCACACCTTCAAGTGGATTTTTCATAGATAATTTAGCAGATAACCTAATAGCCTCTTCTTTTTTACATGAAAACTCTAAAGAAATTCATGTTATAGCTACCGGCAATGCCTGGACAGAGAACCATTTTTCAATTCTATATAAATCTGGTGTTTATGGATTTAGAACATTTAATTTGGAGTCATTGAAAAAATTTAATAAATTCGTACTGATGAATAGCTAATTTTTGGTGTATTGATTTCTATAGAGCTTATATCTCAAAACTTACAGAGGAGAAATAAATGGCTACCGTACAAGTAAATGGCAGTGGAGTTACTCCGACATCAACAGTAAATGATGGCGGCGTTATGAAAGCAAATGGAGGAGACGTAGCAGGTGCTCCACTAAATACTAATGCAACAGCAAATCCAGACTTGGGAGTCTTTGCTTCTACAGTAGTGAGCGGAGTTAATGCTGAACCAGCTATTTCTGGTGGTGAATTTGCTCATAATCATGAGAGACCACTATCATTTTTAGTAACAGAAGAACTTGCTGGACTAGCAAATACAGCATTACAAAGTCCTGCTGACAATAATGAACTTGTTCGTAATCCAGCACCTTGGGAAGTTATGCGTACTCGCAGACTTACCACCGCTATCAGACAAGGCAAGTTTAATTTTTATGCTGGCACATTTGAATCAGGATTTCCTGTTACCGAAGTTGATCTGTGGTGGGATATCGCTGCTGATACTGGAGTTTCTGGCGTACCTGACACAGCAGCAACTCCTACACAAGACGTTCCAGGTTATCTTGATTATCTATATGGTGGTCCAACTCCATCTGGAGATCAATATAAAGCTAGAACACTTTGGTAAAAATATTTAAAAATAACAAGTATTTCTACACTTTAAAGAGCCATTCTACCCTTAGAGTATTATGGCTTTTTAATTATTTTGTTAAGATTTGGAGACAAAATGTTTTTATTTGCTAACGAAACAATTTTTAGTTTTTGGCAAAATATAGCAACGACGGCTATCGGTGTAATAATAACATTAGTGGCCTTTTGGGCTGGTGTTATTAGACATATGGCAACAAAAGATGATGTATGTGAAATGATTAAAACAAGGAGTCCATATGTTCATGACAGAAATTATATTATGGAAAGATTAGCGGTTAATAAAGAAATGCAAAGAGAGCTATCAGATGCTTTGCAAAGAAATAGCGAAGTAATGAACGATCTTAAAATACAGATAGCTACGTTAGCTAAAACTCTAGAAACAGTAGAATATAGATTAATAAAAGGGGAATAATTATGGGCACGGCAATTCATTTGGCTAAAAGCGGAGAACTTATTAATAATTGTTTAACTGTTGTCGGATTGCCTCCAACCGGTCCTTTTGATGGAGTTCCTAATTATAAATTAAGTTTTCCACATTGTATAGTTAGTGAAGAAAACACAGCATATATTACAGGTGTATGGGGAAGTGGGCTAGACAACTCATTTGATAACAATTATTTCTGCTGCGATGTTGATGGCGGTAGTGCCTAAAACAAACGGAGGCAATTATGAAACCAAATTATAAAACTAGCGAATTTTGGTTTACTGTTGTCAGTTTTGTTATTAGTGGATTATATCTATTGGGTTTAATTAGCGACTATGATCAAAAAGAAGATCTAATCTCAGATGTCTCTCATGGAGTTGAAAGTATAATTTTGCTTTCTGGTCAATTTGGAATATTATATAGATACATACAAACGAGAAATGAACAGAAGAAAAGTCAAGATGATTTAGAGTTAGCCAAACAAGTTGCTTTACAAGTTGAACTAGAACTAGAAAAAAGAAAAAAGGAAAACAATGAAAAGCCAAGAGCTGATAGCACAGGAAGTAAAAAAATTAATTGAAACAGTCAAAACAAGTCTCTCTGATATGAAAAGGATTGCTTTATCAGAAGCATGGAAAATACTACAATTAGCAATATCTTCGGTAATCCAAATTATAGAAGCTATTGGAAAAGATTTAAGTAGTCCAGACAAAAAGAAACTTGCTATGGATTTACTTAGTGAGTTCTACGACAAAGTATTTTTAGTTGTAGATGTTCCAGTTGTTCCAAACTTTTTAGAGCCAGTAATACATAAATATGTTAAAGCATTTTTGATGCTACTTGTTAGTTCAACAATTGATAGTATGGTTACTGTTTTTAGAAATACAGGAGTATTTGAACCTAAAAAACCATCAGTAGAGGTATAAAATGAATTACGCACAAAGTTTCGAAGAATTTTCCGCAGGATTAGGCCCAACAGATTTAGCATTATATGCTGGAGTAGGAGTTGTTTTATTTGTATTATTTAAGGATCAGATGAGTCCCGTACAAAAATTTCTTTTAGACCTATTTAATAAGGCAAAAGATACTGTCACAGACTTAACTGAATCTAAAGTAAATACACCTGTTCCTGCTCCTGTAGCACCTGTTCCTGGGCCTGTCCCAGTGACTCCTCCACCACCTGCTCCTGTTCTAGTAAGACCAGATAATGATCCAAATAAAGTATTTTTTGAAATGGTAGCATCATGGAAACATACTAGAGATTTAGCGGTAAAACATGGTTGTGGAGAAGCAGTAAAATCACTTGATGATACATTCCAATATCTTGCCCCAACAGTATGTGAAGGAGATAATAATGAATAAAAGTTTTGCATTAGTAATAGGAGTTGTATTAATAGCTGTTGGTGTTTTTAAACCAGATTTATCTAATCTTTTGCCTAATAACGGAGGAGGAGACAGCGTGGTAGTGCCATCAGTAGAATTCGCAGAACCAACTGATCCAAATCTAATGGCATCAGCATTAAAAGTTGCAGATGCTTTAAAAATTGGAGAAAACCATAAAGAAGATGGATTAGCTCTAGCGAAACTTTATCACGATATTGCTAGACTAATAGAATTAGACGGAGATAACGAAATTGTTAAAACTACCACAGAAATTGCTGAAGTTAATAGTGTTGCTGGTAGACTAATGAATCTTCAACTAAGAGGTCAGTATCCAGATTTAGCAAAAGCAGCAAAATCTCTTGTTGTAAATGCTCTGAATGGAGAAGTTGACGCAGAAGAATCAGAAGTCGATGTTGCTGTACTCAATGCAGAATCACGATCTGTTGCAGTTGCGGCATTTGACGCATTAGCATGGGGTTGTTTTGAAGGGAGCAAATAATGGCTAGACTATCATCTGAACAATTATTAGATCAATACCGCAAAGGATTTTTAGGGGCCATCTGGGAAGAACATGTATTTGAAGAATTATTGGATATGTCTAAGTATCCATATTTTGGAGACGGCGCTTCTAGAATCGTAGGAAGTGGCAAAGATAAATTATCTCTCCCTTTTAAAGCTGTGTTGGGATTTGATAAGAAATCATATACAGAACGACAAACTACAGGAGATTGTGTAAGCCACTCAACTAGAAATGCTGTAGATTTAAGTCGTGCTGTAGAAATTGCTGTAAAAGGAGAAAAAGAAGGATGGCATTGTCGTGGTGCTACAGAGGCTATTTATGGGGCTCGTGGTCATAGTGGTCAAGGAATGAGTTGTTCAAGAGCAGCAACATTTGTTAGTAAAAATGGAGGCATTTTACTTAGAAAAAATTATCCTGGCGTTGCTGATTTTAGCCAATACAACGGAAGTATGGGCGCTAAATGGGGAGGCAGAGGACTTCCTGACAAAGTTATAGATGAAGCAGAAAAGCATCAGGTTACAACTGTTTCTCTTGTGAGAAGTGTAGAAGAAGCCAGGGATGCTCTTGCTAATGGGTATGGAATAAGTGTGTGTAGTGGTTATGGATTTTCTAATAGTAGAGACTCTAAGGGCATAGCAAGAAAAAGCGGCTCATGGGCACATGCGATGGCATGGATAGCTTGTGATGATACCCATGAAAGATTTAAAGAAACATTATTCCTAGTTCAAAATAGCTGGGGGAAATGGAATAGTGGACCGAAAGTTCACGACCAACCAGACGGAAGCTTTTGGATTAGAGAAAAAGATGCTGCTGGAATGTTAAGCGGGAAAGGAGCCTACGCTTTTAGTAATGTAAATGGATTTCCTCCACAAAAACTTACAGACTTAGGATTTGTCGATTACCTATAAAGGAGGATATATGAACGTATTAGACAAAATGGCTTTCAATAGATTGGTTGCTATTATAGCAAACTTCGTATTAAATGTTATTAAGTTATTTGCTCCTAAAGCAGTAGAAGATATAGAGGTTCCAGAAGTTAGTCCAGATAGAAAAAAGATATTCCCAATATTTAGGAGAAAGAAAAAAGATGAAAATTCCAATTAGTATTCTTGCTTTTGCTTTTATGGGAGGGGTCATGCTTAATGATTTTCAGCCATCTTCAACTAGTGCCGTTAGCATGATTGGAGGAGTTCTAAAAGCTAGGCATTCTGTAAAAGAAGATGCTAAATATCCTCGTAAAGATTGTCCAGTATGCGAAGGAAAAGGATGGTATATTAGTGGAGATGGAATAGAAAAAGTAGATTGCGGATATTGTGAACCAGTAAAAGAGGAAATCCCAGAAAAAACAGAAGAACAAGTTGATGATCCTCCGTTAGTCCCAGTGAGACCCAATACTTTTTATCTAAGGAAATAAAATGCCAGCATTAACTATAGAAGAATTAGCTAAAGAAATTTATGATAAAACATTATCTAAAGTCAAAGAGACGGATAGATATGGTATTGATCCTATAACTATTATTATGATTATTGCCATCATGGTAAATGTTATTAGAGTTATACAGGAATGTAATAAAAATAAAACAACAAAACTATCAACCGGAGAAAAAACAGAATTTTTTAGCACAGACGTAAGATTTAGATCTTTTAATCATAGCTTTTTGACTAGAATGAGACTAAGAAAAATTCTAAAAAATCATTTAACAAAAGACCAATATAAAGTATATGGTGACGCTATGTTACAAACTTTGTTAGAGGTAGGAAAAACAGTCAAGGAAGAACAGGTATCAGCACTTCTGGAGTATAAACATGTTTAGTATATTAGTATGGTGTGTATATGGGATTTTTGTTGGATCTATAGCCAAAAGTATAATCCCTGGAGAAGAAAATTTTGGCTTCGTTAAAACAGTAGCATTAGGAGTAGCGGGATCTTATATGGGTGGCGCTATGATGTACTTATTAGGCCAATACGATGCTGTTTCACCAGCAGGATTATTTATGGGTGTTTTAGGTTCTTGTGTTGCTTTAATGCTATATAATAAATTAACCAAAACTAAATAATTTCTGGTTCGTTTTTTGATCATAAAATCAAGCCTGTCTTAAAAAAGATAGGCTTGTTTTTTTTATTGACACACAGAACAGAATATGCTATAATACAAAACCTAAACACAGAACAAGTCAGCAAGGTGTACTATGATATTAGTATTTTACTATTTAGCATTAGCTTTAGATTTCTACAATTTGATAATGGGCCAACACATGCAAAATAACCTATTTGCAACTTCTACATCTATCGGCCTATTATATTTAATTTCCATAATTAACAAAAAGGACAGGAGATAATATGTCTGCGCTTCAAGAATTACAAAACTATACATTTGTTAGTAAATATGCCCGATGGATTGAAAGTAAACAAAGAAGAGAAACATGGAAAGAGGCTGTTGAAAGAGTCAAAGGCATGATGCTTACAAAATATGCAGATTGCGAAATCAACGAAGACATTGAATGGGCATATGATTTAATGTATAAGAAAAAAGTTCTTGGTAGCCAAAGGGCTTTACAGTTCGGCGGAGAGCCTATCCTAAAAAGACACGCAAAAATCTATAACTGCACAAGCTCATATTGTGATCGTCTTAGATTTTTCCAAGAATGTTTCTGGCTTTTACTTTGTGGCAGCGGCACTGGTTTTTCTGTTCAAAAACACCATGTCGCAAAATTGCCAAAATTGCAACACGACGTAAAGAAAGGTAGCGGCGTGAAACATGTTATCGAAGATAGTATCGAAGGCTGGGCAGATTCTCTTGGTATTCTTTTGTCTTCTTATTTTGATAGACCTTCTGATCCGTCTTTTGCTGAATTTACCAATCAACATGTAGTATTTGATTATTCTCAAATTAGAAAAAAAGGAGCTCCTCTAAGTTCTGGCGTAGGAAAAGCCCCAGGATATGAGCCTCTTGCAAATGGCCTTGAAAAAATTAGAGCTTTACTAGACAGGTGTATTGCTAATGGGCAAGAAAAATTGCGACCAATTGATGCTTATGATATTGTTATGCATAGTAGTGACGCTGTATTGTCAGGTGGCGTTCGTCGCTCCGCTTCGTTAGCATTATTTAGTCCAGATGATGAAGAAATGACTAAGGCCAAAACAGGTAATTGGTTTACTGATAATCCACAAAGAGCAAGAAGCAATAATTCAGCCCTTCTGCTAAAAAACGAAACTAGTTATGAAGAGTTTGCTGCCCTCATGGAGAGTGTAAAAGAGTTTGGAGAGCCTGGATTTATTTGGAGCGAGTCAAAGGACATGATTTTTAATCCGTGCGTAGAAATCGGCATGTGGCCTGTTGATGAGGATACAGGAGAATCTGGATGGCAGGGCTGCAATCTTTCTACTATCAATTGTTCTTCTTTAGTAGACGAAGAAGATTTTTATGAGAGATGTCGTGCTTGTGCAATTATTGGAACTTTACAAGCTGGTTTTACTTCCTTAGAATATTTAGGAGAAACAAGTGAAAAAATCTTCCAACGAGAGGCTTTACTGGGTGTTAGTCTTACAGGAATTATGGAAAAGCCTGATCTTGTGGTTTCGGAAAAGACGTTAAGACAAGGGGCTAGAATTGCTGTAAAAACAAATGAAGAACTAGCACAAAAGATAAATATAAATCAGGCAGCAAGAGTAACTTGCCTAAAGCCTGAAGGAACATCAAGCAGTATGCTTGGTACTAGTTCAGGTATTCATCCTCATCATGCCAAACGATATATTCGTCACGTTCAGGCAAATGTTCTTGAAGCACCATATGAATATTTTAGAAGCTATAATCCACAAGCATGTGAGAAAAGTTCATGGTCGGCAAATGATACTGATGAAGTTATTAAGTTCCCAATTGAAGTACCAGATGGATCTAAACTAAAAAATCAACTTCCGGCAGTTGAGATGCTTGATGTTGTTAAGAATACGCAAATTCAATGGGTCAATTCTGGTAAAAACTCTAAGCTTTGTACTCAACAATTCCTAAGTCATAATGTTAGTAATACTATTACTGTGAAACCAGAAGAATGGGAAAATGTTACAAAGTTTATATACAAAAACAGAAAGTATTATGCCGGCATTAGTCTAATTCCTCAGAGTGGAGATAAGGACTATCCACAAGCCCCATTTACAACTGTATTTACAAGTAGAGAAATTGTTAAAGAATATGGAGATGCTTCTTTATGGTGCTCAGGGCTTATAGAATTAGCATTACAAAACTTTGATAAAAACCTATGGGCTGCTTGTGACTATGTTACATTAAATCAATTCAACGATAGTGATGACGAAAATAAACTTATGTTTGTCACAAAAATGAAAAACTTTGCTGGAAAATATTTTGAAGGAGATGTCAAGAGATTGACATATTGTATGAAAGATGTTTATAATTGGAAGGTTTATTGTGATCTTAAAGATAGTTTTAAAAAGGTCGATTATACTCAATTATCAGAAAGCGAGGACAACACCACAGGCATAGAAGAAATCAGTTGTGCTGGCGGCGCTTGTTTAATATAAAATTTATAATCGAAAGGTATCAACTTTGAGAAAAAAGAAAATAACAACAGATAAAAAACCTAAGTTTATTGATATCACTAAAAGTATTATTCCAGAAATATCTGAAATCAAACATAAAAATAGATTAATTGCCAGAAGTGAAAATCAAAAAGAATTTATTAGATCTATGATAGAAAACGACGTTGTTTTTTGTCAGGGTTTAGCAGGGTCTGGTAAGACTCATATAGCAATTGGTATGGCTATAGAATGGCTTCTTAAAGATAAGGTTGGTAAAATAGTTATTACTAGACCTGTCGTGGAGGCTGGTGAAAAAATTGGTTTTTTACCTGGATCAGCAGAAGAGAAAATCCATCCTTATTTAATACCTATTCTTGATGAGATTAATCATTTTATTTGTATGGCAGATTATGCGAGACTAAAAAATGAAAATAGAATAGAGATTGTTCCTCTGGGACTTATGAGAGGAAGAAATTTTCACGATGCCTTTATTGTCGCTGATGAATGTCAAAATGCTACTTATGAGCAACTAAAAATGCTTATCACCAGAATTGGAACAGACAGCAAGATGGTATTGACAGGAGATGCAGCACAAAGCGACCTGAATAAGCATATGAAAGGAGGATTTATCAAACTTATGGAAAGATTGGCAGATGTTGAAGGTGTTGGTCTTTCTTTCTTAGAAGCATGTGACATAGTGAGAAATCCGATCATAGCCAAGATCCTATACAAATTAGAAGAATATGAGAACAAACCATACTAAATGTTTATTATTGAATGTAGACTATACTCCAGTGTCCCTAATAAGCTGGAAAAGAGCTATGGTCTGGTATTTTAAATATAACAAAAACAATAAGTACGGTATAGATATTATAGATTTCTATAAGAATGACTGTATTCATGGAGTTAATCAAAATTTCCCCATACCTGCTGTAGCCAAAACTAAAAAATACTTTCGTTTTGGTTCGGATATTGTAACATTTTCTCGTAAAAATATTTTTGTGCGAGATAATTATACATGTCAATATTGCTCTAAAAAATTTGAATATCATAAATTAACTTATGATCATGTAGTGCCTAAATCTGCTAATGGCCCTACAACATGGACTAACATAGTAACCGCTTGTTTTCCTTGTAATTCTAGAAAAGGCAATAGAACTCCTAAACAAGCAGATATGCCATTATCAAAACAACCAATCAAACCCGAAAAAAGACTAAGATACTTGCCAATTTTCGACTATCTGGCTACTATAAACAGTGTTCCAGAGGAGTGGAGACTGTACCTACCGGAGTATTAGAATGCCAGAATATACCTATCAGTGCGAAGAATGTGATACTACATTCGCCGTAGTCTGTAGCATATCAGAATATAAGGATCATCCTAAATGTTGTTGTGGATCAAAAAAAACAATTAGAAATTATATTGAAGATTGCTCAACTATTAACGGAAATGTTAGACTTGGAGACAACGAATTAAAAACATTAGGGGATCTAGCCAAAAGAAATACCGAGAGAATGAGCGAAGATCAAAAACAAGCTATATGGGCCAAGAATAACGCATATAAGGAAAATCCACCAGATAAGCCATTGCCAAAGGGGATGTCACGACTGAAAAAACAACAAAAAATGAAATGGAGTTAATTGTGAGAGACAAATTTAATTTAGATGCATGTATTTATAAGCCTAATAATGGATCTGTTGAAACAGTAGGTTCTTCAGCGGGAGAAGACGAGTTCTACACTGTATTAGGACAACAAGAATTTACTGACTCTAATGGTTATTCAAGAGTGACAGAAAAGTCAGATCATATTTACGCCAAAGCAATTAATGCAGAAGGTGAAACTAAATACTTTGTTAAATGCAATAGATATGGTAAATTATTTAATCCTTCTGGAATGTTTACGGAAGGGAACCATAAGAGATTTAACAAAATGATTGGTTCTAATGAGTTTAATTTTAAAAGAGTTAATCTAAGAATTTTTGAACTATACACAAGTTTTTTGAAAACCAGAAATGTCGCATGGCTTAATAATGCAGAAAGGGAGATGACTTAATGGGATTTAAAGTTAGTAAAACTAAAGAATATGCTGTTTTGTATTTACATAGAACTACAGGTATGTCAGTCAATGCTGTTGCTGAAGCATTAGATATCACAGTTTCTAGCGTAGAACAGGTACTAGAGGATCATCCTGTATCAAGTCCAAATAATAACTTCATTCATGAAACTAACGAAAAAAGAACAAGGAATGTTGCTATTATGACAAAGGATGGATCAACTAGTGGAGATTCTATAGAAGCAGGATCTGCTGAAAGAAGAGAAACTATCTTTAAACCTCGCGGATAATGTCAGAAAAATACATATCTAAATATTCTAACGGGAAAGAGATTACTGCTGCCCAGTATATCACAGAGATAATTTGTGAGCACTGGGCCAAGCAGAATCAACAGGATTTACATTATAGGTTTTGGTCAACTAGTGAAAAGTGGCAAAAACATTATAAGGGACAAATTTCGACGGCCAACAAATTGGTTAAAAAATATAATGCTAAAGCAATAATCAAAGCATTAAATGATCCCAAGGCCTCTAGAATTTATTCCTTGCGAGCCCCGCATCTTCCTGCTATCATAGAGCGATACGAAAAGATATTGGAAGAGCAAAAAGAAGAGTTTACCAAAAATTTTGAGAGGAAAGAGAATGCTAAGTTTGAAAAAAATAGGTCAAAGAAAAACATTATTTCTAAATTAAAGGATCTAGATGACTAATACTATAGAAAAAGATATTGCTAAAACTTTTGGCGATAATATCATTTTAACTGGCAATTCCATTATTGATTCCAAAAATGTAATCATTCCAGTTAGTCCAGTATTGGATATTCTTTTAAATGGAGGAGTACCAGAAGGAAGCTTTGTGGTTTTAACTGGACAGCCTAAATGCGGCAAAACAACGACCTCGCTGTATCTAGCGGCGACGGCACAAGACCCAAAATATGGACATGATTCTTTTAAGGACGGAAGAGAAGTGTACTACCTTAACATTGAGGGTAGACTGAAGAAAAGAGACCTAGAAGGTATTCCACATCTTAATCCAGAAAAATTTCATGTGATCGGATCTCAACAAGGTAAAATTCTTCATGCTGAAGAGTATCTGCAGATAGGAGAAAAAATTATCAATGAAGTTCCTGGGTCAGTAGTAATTATCGACAGCTATTCTGCATTATGCACAGAAGCAGAGATCACAAGTGATATGAGTAAAATGCAACGTGCAGATGGAGCAAAGTTGCTTGCTAAATTTTGTAGAAAGGTGGCTAATGTTATTCCTGTTAATAAAAATATTGTTATTGGTATTACTCATTTGATGGGTAATCCTACTGGGTATGGGGCTGAGTTTAAGGAGAAATCTGGTCAGGCTATTGCTTATCAGACGGATATTAAGTTAAGGGCTAAAAAGTTTAGTCCTTGGACATTAGGTTCTGATACCACTCCTGTTGGTCAGGAAGTTGAATGGCAAGTTGTTTGTTCTGCTCTAGGTGCTCCAGGTGCTAGTATGACGAGTTATATTAGGTACGGTCAAGGTATTGACAAAAATACTGAAATAGCACAACTAGCATCAGATTTTGGTATCATCAACAAGGCTGGGGCTTGGTTTACGCTGACTCATCTAGAAGACAAGCCTAAGTTCCAAGGGATTGAGAAAGTTAAAAAATACATTGCTGAGAACCCAGAAGTTTATGAAGATTTACTAAAACAGGTTAAGGAAATGATGGGTGTAAAATGCTAATCAAAGATTTAGACGGAAATAACCACAACTGGCTACTTACTGGAAACGTAGCTTACGGAACAGCAAATAAATCAGAGCTACATCTACGAGCACGAATGCTGCTTAAAGAAGAATATCCAACTTTACAAATTCTTGAAGAAGTTTCTATGCCTTTGAGAAAAGGCGTTACTCTATACATGGATTTCTATCTTCCCTTAAAAAAGATTTGTGTAGAAGTACATGGAGAACAGCACTATAAGTTTATTCCTTTTTATCACACTAATTTGGTTTCTTTTGCAAAAGCAAAGAAAAGAGACCTAGAAAAAAAGGAGTGGTGCGAACAAAATGAAATTAAACATATAGTTTTTCCTTTTGATGGAAGCGATGAGGAATGGAGAGAAATCCTACATGAAGACTAAAGAAGAAGTTCAATACTGGGATAGCATATTAGATGAATACGAAAAAGGTATTGGAATGCCTGCATATTCAGAAAATGCATTTCAGGAAATAGAACTACAAGAATATTTGACTATGAACAGAGACTCAATAGAAAAATTAAGCCCAGAAGATTGTGCTCAAATTTCTATGAGATTGGCTCAGTTTGCTTTTCATATCCAGCGAACTATTAATAGAGAGCAGGCTAGACATAATTGGGCAGATGAAACCATTAAGGCAGTTATAGCAAACGAACTGAATAATTACAAAGGATATGGTTATGTAGAAAAAAGCTATCAAGCTATCAATGGAAACGAAAAAGCTTCTGCACTAAACAAGATTAAAAAATATGCAAAACAAAGAATGGACAGACTTGGATTTCTAGCAAACAATATTAAAAATTTGTCAGACATTCTATTATCTATACAAAGAACAAAGGTGAAGCATGGCTAAAGAAATGATAGATTCTTTCTCCAACGCATGGGGTAAAATAAATAGTTACAATTTAAACGAAGTATCTGATTTAATCTTAACTGGAAGAAGCATAGAAAAAGCCACTGCCAATTTTGCTATTGTTAATACAATACCAAAAAACCAAAATATGAATGTGCTAGATTTTGGTTGTGGATTTGGAAGAAACTCATTTGGATGGGCTAAAAAATTTAGCCAGTGGCATGTTACTGGATATGATCATCCAGACATGATAGAAAATACTTCAAAATATTATGAAATACATTATGAGGATACATATCCAAATAACATTAATTTTATGACAGACTGGAAATTAGTATCTGAACAAAAATTTGATTATATTATTTGTTCACTAGTTCTTCAGCATATAATGGAAGAACCATTAAAAGAATATTTGCAATGTTTCAAAAATATGACAAATACATTAATTGTGTCTGGAAGAAGATTTAATGACGACGAAAAACAAAGGAGCACATGGGAAATATTAGAAGAATGTGGATATTATCCAGATAAGTTCTATGGTTATAATCATCAATTAATTGCATATAATAAATATGGAGAAAAAGAAGATCACAATACAGCGATTTATAATGTTGAAAGGAATTAATAATGGCACTAGAGAAAGAAGACATAATGGCATTGATCGCTATTTTGCAAAAAGGCTTGACAGATGAAGAATCTGATGTAGAATACGAAGAACCAAAGAAACAAAAGAAATCTAGAGGTAGACCAAAGAAATCTTCAAAGAAAGAACAAAACCTAAACAAATTTGATAGTATGCCAGAAAAAAATATGCACAAGCAGGATACTATTATTGACAAAAAACTATGGGGAGACAACAAACCAACAGAAAGAACTAGAAGTTTTCAAACTGTGAGTGTTAGATGTAGAATATGTGGTAAAGCAGAAGACGTAAATCCTTCTTTGATTGATAGTGTAGAAAGATACAAGTGTAATAAATGTGCAACAGTTTCAGGTTAGAATATGTTAAATGATCCATCAGCAGAGAGAGCGGTACTTGCAGGTATTTTTTCTTATGGAGAAAATGCATATTTAGAAGTTTCAGACATCATTACAGAATCTACATTTACTATTGATAGTAATGTGATTATTTATAAGTGTCTTAAACATTTGTGTGACAGCAATTCTGAAGTTGATATTGCTTCTGTGTATTCTGTGGCAGAAGAACTAGGTGTTTCCTCTATCTTGCAAAAAAAGCAAGAAGCACAACACCTAAAAGCGGTCGTAGATTTTCCTGTAAGTTTTTCTAATCTTAGAAAGTTTGCTGGCAAAATTAGAAAGCTAGAAATAGCAAGACTTTTAAGAAAACAACTGGAACTAGCACAAGATAAACTATTAGATATAAATGGATCTGAATCCATAGGATCAATTCTTGCTGTAGCAGAAGACACTGTTTTTAATTTTACTAATCTGCTTAATGATAACGATGAGGCTCCTCATCATATTGCTAGTGATCTAGAAGAATACATCAAGGAACTAGAAGAAAATCCTATTGATCAAGTTGGTATTCCTACTGGTTTTCCCATATATGACCATGCTATTGGTGGAGGTTTAAGAAAAGGTACTGTAAATGTGATAGGAGCAAGACCTAAAACTGGTAAAACTTTATTGTCTGATAATATGGGATATCATATAGCGTCTCAAGGTATTCCTGTGCTAAATATGGATACAGAAATGGCTAAACAAGATCATATCCATAGAGTTTTAGCAATGATGACCGAAACAGAAATTAATGATATTGAAACTGGTAAATTTGCTGACAATCCAGATAAATATACAAAGATTCAGAATGCTGTGCAAAAACTTAAAAATACGAATATATTCTACAAAAGTATTGCCGGTAAACCATTTGAAGATCAACTAAGCATTATGAAACGATGGCTGGTTAAAGAAGTAGGATTAAATGATGACGGAACAGCAAAAGATTGTGTTATCTTTTATGATTACCTAAAGCTGATGGACACAGCAGGCATGAGTCAAGACCTTAAAGAATATCAGCTCTTAGGCTTTATGATGACACAGTTGCACAATTTTGCGGTCAAGTTTAAAGTTCCTATAGTAGCCTTCATCCAATTAAATAGAGACGGCATAACTAAAGAAACCACAGACTCAGCAAGTGGTTCTGACAGAATTATCTGGTTGTGTTCTAACTTCACGATCTTTAAGAGAAAGAGCGACGAAGAAATAGCAGAAGATGGAGCAACAAACGGAAATAGAAAATTAGTACCTCTAATCGCTAGGCATGGCGGAGGCTTGGATGATAACGACTATATTAACTGCAATATGAAGGGTTGGTGTGCAAAAATTACGGAAGGTAAAACTAGATTAGAATTGGTTAATAATACTCAAGACAAAGAAGAAGGATTTATTGTTGATGAAAACGATGAAGAAATCATCCCGTTCAATTGATCAAACAAAACTGAAAATTCTATGCGACATAGCTTGCGACGATATAGATTCTCTGTTGGAATATTTCGATATTGAATTTAAAAATAACGGAAAAATGATTACTATGTCTTGTCCAATTCATGGCGGAGACAATGCTTCTGCTGTTAATTTATATCCAGAAGGAGAAACTTATAGAGGCAATTGGAAATGCAGAACACATAACTGCGAAAAATATTTCAAGTCTTCTATCATAGGTTTTGTTAGAGGGGTATTAAGCCATCAAAAATATAATTGGGAAAAATCTGGAGATAGATTTGTTAGTTTTCAAGAAGCGCTAGATTTTCTGACTAATTTTACAAATAAAGACCTTAGTAATATCCATGTGTCTAATGCTGATAGAAATAAACAAAACTTTACAAGTGTAATAAATTATGTTAATCAAAAACAAGCGGAAATAGAATCTAAAGTTACCAGAAAACATGTATTAAATTCTTTGAACATCCCGTCTCGCTATTTTATAGACAGAGGGTATTCAACAGAAGTACTGAATAAATATGATGTAGGTCTTTGTAATAATCCTAAAAAGCCTATGTATTCTAGAGCTGTTGTGCCTATATATGATAATGATCATAAATATTTAATTGGTTCCTCTGGGAGAAGCATATTTCCGTGTTGTGAAGATTGTGGCGCATATCACAATCCAAGTGCTGCATGTCCTAGTGAAGAAAATAGATGGAGATATAGCAAATGGAAACATAGCGCTGACTTCAAATCACAAAATGCTCTTTACAATTTCTGGTTTGCTAAAAAACACATACTAGATTCAGGGGTTGCAATAATTGTAGAAAGTCCTGGCAATGTTTGGAGGTTAGAAGAAAGCGGCATTCACAATAGTGTCGGTATTTTTGGGTCTTCTTTGAGTGATAGACAAAAAGTGCTACTAGATAGTAGTGGAGCTATGAATCTTGTGATTCTAACAGATAATGATGAGGCAGGTAAAAAAGCTTCGGAGCAGATAAAAGATAAATGCAAAAACACATATAGAATTTATCAACCAACAATAGAAGCTAATGACATTGGCGAAATGAGCATAGAAGAAATTAATAATCAAATTAGACCATTACTGGAGAAGATACAATTATGACAAAAATAGTTTGTTTTGCAGGACGAAAGCAATCTGGTAAGACCACACTTTGCAATCAAGTTGTAAACCTTATTTATGACCTAGAAAAACATGAAGGCTATTCAACTATCTATAATTTTGCTGATCCTCTTAAAGATATTTGTATAAATATTCTTGGTCTTACATTTGATCAGTGCTATGGAAGTGATCAACAAAAGAACGAACTAGTAAACTGTTTTAGGCATGGTGCTCAGATGACTGCTAGGGAAGTTTTACAAGTTGTTGGTACTGACTTTTTAAGAAGTATTCAACATAATGTGTGGGCCGATGCTACTATTCGTAAAATTCAAAAAGACAATCCTTCTATTGCTTTGATTGGAGACTGTAGATTTCCTAATGAAGTAGAAGCAGTGAAAAAAGCTGGTGGTACTGTTATAAAACTCACAAGGAATGTTTATAATTCAGATCATGCTAGTGAAACAGCATTAGACCCAGAAAATTATGATCATTCTAATTTTGATTTGGTAGTAGATAATGAGCATTTAACTATTGAAGAACAATGGCGAGTGGTTATCACATATCTATTACAGAACAAGAGACTATGATAATAACCTACCTAAGAAGCTCAAGTTATGGTACGCACTGTATGTGCGAGCAACAATATTTTATCGAATATAATCTGGGCTTGAGATCTCCATCTAACCAAAAAGCTGATAAAGGAACAATTGTTCACAAGGTTATGGAAATTCTTGCAGATATTTCTGTAGCAGCAGCTAAGGGTGAAATGTTTATCACCGATGAAATGTGCGGAGAAATAAATACTATAGACCATGATGTTAATAAAATAACAGAGCAAGTTTATGAATATTATACTAGCAGATTCACTCACCATCAATGGAAACCTCTGGATTTGAAGCATTGTAAGCAATGGGTGGAAAAAGCGATTACAGTTCAGAATGGGAATTTTGACCCAAGAAATCAGAAGATCATTCAGCCAGAACAAAGATTTGACATTGAGATTAAAAAGCCTTGGGCATATTATGATTATGGAGAAGACCTAAAAGGATATTTAGCAATCAAAGGTACTATTGATCTTATCGCTCAACCAAATGAGAATACTATTGAGATTATTGATTACAAAACTGGCAAAAGATTAGATTGGGCGAGTGGAGAAATAAAAACTTTTACTAAATTAGAAAAAGACCCACAATTAAGAATGTATCATTATGCGGCTAGTATGTTGTATCCTGAAATAGATCACATAATTGTTAGTATATATTTTATTAACGATGGCGGTATTTTTAGTATGAACTATAATAAAGATCAGTTACCAGAAACTGAGAATATGATTCGTCGTAAATTCCAAGAGATCAAATCCTGCAAAAGACCAAGACTCAACAAATCATGGAAATGCACCAAATTGTGTCATTTTGGCAAAAACTATTTTCCAAATGCTATTGTAGAATATAGAGATAATCAAAGAACTCCTCATGGTTGTCCAATGACAATGTGCGAACAAATAAAACACGCTATTGATGTAGCGGGAATGGATGGGGCTATTGACAAGTACCAGAAGCCGGGCTATAATGTTGGTATCTACAAAGCCCCAGGAAGCACAGAATGAAAAATTATATCCCGCTCCATTGTCATAGTCACTATAGTTTGCTTGATGGTCTATCACAGCCTAAGCAAATAGCACAAAGATGTCTAGAAATAGAAACAACTGCATGTGCATTGACAGATCATGGCAATATAGCTGGTCATGTGCAATTTCATAAGACTATGAAAAACAGCGGCATCAAACCTATTCTTGGGTGTGAGCTTTATATTTGCGAAAACAATCCAACTATTAAAGAGAAAGAAAACAGCAAACTTTCTCATATGCTGGTTCTAGCTAAAAACTATCAGGGCTGGCTCGATCTCATTAAGTTAGTCAGCGAATCAAATAAACCAGAACATTATTATCATAAGCCAAGGTTAGATCTTGAAACATTATCAACTTTCGTTAAAAACAATCTTATATGTATTACTGGTCATCTTGGCTCTACCCTTTCTAATGCAATTTGTAGAGAAGATAAGATTATTAGTGACTATTCAAATGTTGGAGTGGCCTATGTAGATAGGCTGAAAGAAGCATTTGGAAAAGAAAATATTTTCTTAGAATCACAACTAATGGATCAAGAAAATAATCCTATTCAAAAAGAACTTTCTGGTGCTATTGAGGATATTGCTCATAAATGTGGAGTTAGAGTTATATGCACTCCAGATGCTCATTATACTAGAAAACAAGA